TGCTGCGGCGCTTATTTAATTCATTAAGGCTTACTACAGGGCCATGTAGTATGACTAGGTTCTTGTTATTAAAAGTGCGAAGATAGGGCTTGAAAGGATTCCATTCCTCTTTCAAGAATATATTAATTGGTATCTGGCGATTGCTTTCCCACCACCAGACTTCTCCTAATTCTAGAAATAACTGCTTGGCTCCGCTATCGATCACAGCCCCATAATCATATATGCTGGTGCATTGATCATCACGGTTCTGGACGATCCCTACATAATCTTGATTAGCGAAACTTACCACCGTGATAAAAGGATGATTTTCAGTAAGTTTATTAAAAAAATCTTTAGCAATAGTCATTGCGTTTATTTATAATTGGGTCGCCGATTTAATATATAATTTTATCATACTAAATACATTGAGGAGCGATAATCTGTGACAGTAACAAATGTAGGGTATAGCACAGCAGTATTTTTATATACGCAGCGTCAGATTGTCGTCCTACTTTCTGGAAACAGTCCGAGGGCCTTTATGCCAGTATACGCAAAAACCATGACTCTACACAAAGGGGTAGACAATAAACTACAGTTTCAATTCTTAAATCAAGAACAGAAACCAGTCAACATAACAGGCAAAGAAATCACTTGCCGCATCATCAACAATGACGGCACTGAGGTCTTGATCAAAAAAGCATTGACATTGCAATTACCAGTAACTGGTATAGCATATTTACAACTAAATGCAGCTGAGATAGAAGACATTCCTGCGCAGTTATGCTACTATAGCCTTGAGATTCCTGAAGGTGAATTCGATTATCCTGTTTTCGTAGATCCTGCAGCAGGCGCTAGGGGGCAGATCAATGTAGTAAACAGCGTGTTACCAAGTTTCGTTCCTAGCGAGACTGTAACTATACCTACTGGACAACCGTTCCCGAACTTAGATAGCAATAATAGCATAGACAATGTGTTACCTAATGCCAATACTTATTATACTTCTGTAATCAATACGAATGATAATCCAGTATTGACACTACAAGCACACCTGTATGAGTATAATGGCGAGATCGCGGTCGAAGGTACTTTTAGTAGTTCATTGACAGATTGGTATCCTATAACAAGCGAAGAATATTTAGAGACCACAGATACAGTTGGATTCACTATCAAAGGATTTCATCCATTCATAAGAATGGCATTCACTAGCAATACAGGTGTGGTCAGCAATATTTTGGCAAGATAAGTTACCGATAGTATTTGTTTTTACACAACACTGTGTTATAATTACAGAGTGTTCGACATTCTACAATTAATCCCGGGCAAGAAAAAACTTAGTCAAAGCGGATGGCAGAGTTTTAATGCTGTCTGTTGTCATCATCGTGGGCATACACCTGACAAAAGAGGACGAGGTGGCATAAAGTTCGCAGATGTAAATAACTGGAGTTATCATTGTTTTAACTGTGGATTTAAATCTGGATTCACGCTAGGCAAATCCATCACACGAAACACAAGGCAACTATTGAATTATCTAGGCTTAGATAAAGAACAGATTGATAGATATAGTTTTGAAAGCCTGCAACACAAAGACTTGCTTGACTTCACCAAGTTCAAAAAAGAGAAGAAAAAGGTTAAGTTCAAAGAGATGGTATTACCAGATGCAGAATTAATTAATATTAATAATCCACATCATTTACCTTTCATTGAATATTTAAATAAAAGAAAGATATCAATAAAAGATTATCCTTTCATGTGTACTCCTGATGAAAAGGGTAGGCAAGCGAATCGTGTGATCATACCCTTTACTTATGAACATAAGATAGTGGGACATACTAGCAGATACTTAGATGATCGTAAACCTAAATTCATAAGTGAACAACAAAACGGTTATCTGTTTGGGGTCGATCTACAGAAACCAGATTGGCAAGTTTGTATAGTTACTGAGGGTATATTCGATGCACTTAGTATAAATGGCTGCGCACTGACTACTAACGCTATAAATGATCAACAAGCAGAGATACTAAAAAATCTAAACAGAAAGATAATAGTAGTGCCCGATCAAGATAAAAGTGGTATAGATGTGATCAATCGCGCATTAGATTTGGGTTTTTATATAAGTATGCCTAATTGGGATGTTGATGTTAAAGATGTCAACGATGCTGTAATAAAATATGGCAAACTATCTACATTACTAAGTATCTTGCAGTCAGCAACAAACAGCAAGATTAAGACTGAACTAAAGAGGAAGCAACTTGATAAACGATTACAACATTGATGTACAAAAATTGTTTTTGCAGATGATGGTAACGAACGCGGAGTTATATACCCGTGTCATGAATATTATGAATAGTGCAAATTTTGATCGCAGATTGCGACCGGTAGCAGAGTTCATAATGGAACATACTAAAAAATATAATGTCATGCCTGATCCGATTCAGATCAAGGCTACTACAGAAATCAGTATAGAAACTATTCCAGAATTAGACGAAGGTCATTATGATTGGTTTCTAGAAGAATTTGAATCGTTCACTAAACGACAAGAACTTGAGAGGGCTATTCTTAAGTGCGCTGACTTACTTGAGAAGGGCGAATATGGGCCGGTTGAGAAATTGATCAAAGAAGCGGTACAGATCAGTTTGCAAAAGGACATGGGTACAGATTACTTTGCTGATCCAAGAGCAAGATTAATGGCATTGAAAAGTAATAATGGTCAGAACGGTACAGGTTGGCCTACACTTGATAATAAATTATATGGTGGCTTTAATCGTGGCGAACTACAAATCTTTGCAGGTGGTAGTGGATCCGGTAAGAGTTTGATCATGCAAAATCTAGCAGTGAACTGGGTACAGAAAGGCATGAGTGGTGTATATATCACTCTTGAATTGAGCGAAGGCTTATGTAGTATGCGCATCGATAGCATGATGACTGATACAAGTAGTAGAGAGATTTTTAAAGATATCGATAATGTCGAGATGAAAGTTAAGATGGTAGCAAAAAAATCTGGACAACTGCGTATCAAATATATGCCAGCACAAAGCAATGTCAACGATATAAGAGCATATGTAAAAGAATTACAGATACAAACAGATATGCGTGTAGACTTCTTGTGTGTAGACTATCTAGATTTAGTAATGCCTGTAAGTGCTAAAGTCAGTCCCAATGATTTGTTTGTTAAAGACAAGTATGTTAGCGAAGAACTACGCAATCTTGCTAAGGAACTTAATGTAGTGTTTGTAACGGCTAGTCAGTTAAATCGTAGTGCAGTTGAAGAAATCGAATTTGATCATAGTCATATAGCAGGTGGTATCAGTAAGATCAATACTGCGGATAATGTGTTTGGTATATTTACAAGTCGAAGTATGCGTGAGCGTGGATTATATCAGATACAGTTGATGAAAACACGTAGTAGTTCGGGTGTAGGACAAAAGATCGAACTTAAATTCGATGTAGATACGTTGCGTATCACAGACGAGGGTCAAGATACTAGTTATAAGCCTCAACCAACAGGAAATCAATTATTAAGTCAGGTCAAAGCCACTAGTCAGATAGGCCCGATACCCGTAAAAGTTGATACAAACGTAATTGAAGTCGAGCCTCAAAACAAGCATGTTGTAGCCGATATACAGAGCGCAAAACTGAAAAGTATACTGGCTTCATTAAAGAAATAAAACATCCGCTTCCAGATAAATATAGTTATGGAAAAGCGTACTAAAACCCTTTTACAAGAGCTAGAAGCCATTGGAAATAATCGTGACATAGGGCATGTTATTGAAAGCCGAGCCCATAATGTTATTACCAGTGCTATAAACCTCATAGAACTTATCAATCGTAATTACAGTGCCGAAAAGGCTGAAATACTTGAGCGTAAATTGCTAGGGGCGATTAAATCTAAAGATACTCATCGTTTTTCCAGAACATTGAGGAAAAATCATGAAAATTAATGAACTGAATATGTTTCAAAACTTGTTAGGCCGCAACCCGTTTGGCGGCAGCGCCCCTGATACAGCAGGAGTTGCTGGCGCGATTTCTAGGGCTAAGAAATCAGGATTAAGCCGCGAAGACCAATTGACGCAGGACATATTCGTTAATAAGTTTGTCACTAGAGGACTTAACAGCATCAAGACCGCTGTTGAACAGGGTATAGTAGATATAAATGCGGTAGGTGGAGCAGCACAACCCCCGAATCCAGACGCTGGAGGCGCACCACAACCAGGAGCAACTGCACAGCCCGGCGGTCCAAGTGCCGCACCAGGAGCAGCTGGACAGCCCGGTGGTAAAGCCGGTGCAGCACAGCCCGCTCCCGGTACAGCAGCGGCAGCCGCGGCTTCAGCAAAGAAGGGCCAAAGCCCTGGTAATCAAGCAGTTGCCACAGGTCAAAAGCAAGGAGTTGCTAAGCCTGAGATCGATCAAAATGTTGATAAGATCGTAAGTGCCATGAGACAGTTACAGCCTGCAGGAACTAAGCCCCTTCCTCCTGAGAGCAAGATGGCTAAAGAGATAGCAGCCGATCTTTCAAAAGTAAGTTTGAATAAAGATTATCTATTAAGAGTAGGGGAAAGGATCCTAAAAGCAAACAATGCTGGTTATGATGTGAAAGACTTACACAGACAATTCATGGGTCAACACGCTAAAGGTGTAAAGATGAAGTCTATACAAGAAGAAAGAATATTTGCACTACTTGTCAAGTTAATTACAGAAGAAAAGTTTAGACAACAGGTTCGTGAATCAGGACATCATCCTAGCATAGTGATCACAAAGTTTAAAACATTATTAGAGAATAGCACTAACGAGGGTATAGTTGATAAAGTAAAAGGATTTTTCGGTAAGAAACCGGCCGCGGCACCGCAAGGTCCGGATAATTTACAAGTGCCACCGGGAACTAATCCAGCAGCAGCCGCCGCACCAGCACAGCCAGCAGCAGGAGCGCAAGCAGCACCAGCAGCAGCGCCTGCAGGATCAGGTAAGCCTGATCTTGGCAAGTGGTTCAAGGATACATTCATGGGCAATTTCTTGAGGGGTATCAAATTAGACACAGCGATGCCGCAGATACAAAAGATACTTGATAACATGGGCAAGAGTTATAAATCAGGTGGTATAAAGCAAGACTTAACGAATATTGCTATGATAGCATTCGCACAGTCTGACATGGGCAAGACGCAAGATAAAAAAGCCCCTGTATAATATGAAATTTAAAACCGAAGCTGAATTCTTTCAAAATCTGAGAGAATCACTAACCAGACTACAGGCTGATATAACTAGGTTGCAAGAGGCTAAGGGCCACTTAGATCATCCTGAAGACCTGATAATTCTTGATGGTCCTGCAGGCGCTAACCGCGCATTACAGGCAATAACCGATACAGCCAAAAATCCTAAAACAATTACTATTAAATGGGACGGTTATCCTGCATTGGTATTCGGACATGGACCAGACGGCAAGTTTGCTATCATGGATAAGCATATGTTCAATAAAGCAGGTGGTGCTGGCAGAAATATTCATAGCCCCGAGCAATTCATGCAATATGATCAAGCAAGAGGTGTAGATCGCGGACAACTTAATAACATAATTAAAGATATATGGCCAGGTCTTGAGCAAGCTAGCAAAGGCACGCAGGGTTACTATTGGGGCGATTTGTTGTTTGGCAATACACTAAAAGATGAAAATGGCCTATATAAGTTCAAAGCAAACCCTAACGGTATACAGTATACTGTAGATGTTGATAGTCAGATCGGGAAATTGCTTACTGGCAAAAAAGCAGGTATAGCAGTTCATCAATATCTCGACCCAGATGCAACTACTACTGATGATGCTAGTCCATTGAACGGCTCCATAGGACAATTAAAAAATAATAGTGATGTTGCTGTAGTCCCTAGCGCGATGCCTACTACACCTACAGTAACTTTAGATAAGACACTGGTAAATAATGTCAAATCTGCTATAAGTAAAAATGGTCCTGCAGCAGAAAAATTATTGAGTACAGCACCGCAAGCAAGAAATACATTTAATCAATTATTCACTACCTTCATTAACAAACAAATCGTGGCAGGAGATGTAAATAATTTAAGCGAAAAGTTCATGGACTATTTTGAAACTAGACCTATGACTCCTAACATGAAGCAAAAGTTAATTACTCACTTGAATGCTAACAAAGAAGGCATAGCAGGATTATTTGCTATATGGGCAGCAGTTTATGCTCTTAAACAAAGTGTAGTAAATCAACTAGCGACAGCAGCAGAGCAGAGTCCAGTCAAAGGATATCTACAAAGCGGCAAGCAGAGCCAAGAAGGATTCGTCAGTCAGGGTCTTAAATTCGTAGACCGTATGGGCTTTTCTGCACAAAATCTTGCTGGCCAACGCTAATCTAACCATGATTTTTCACCATTGGCATAAATAATAGTATGAGCCTATATGGTTCACAACATTAGGAGATTTTAAAATGGCACAATTTACAAGAGTCAATGGTGATCTTAAGCCAGTATTTCACTTAGATCAACCAGACTATACAAACACAGGCGTAAACGCAGTCAGTTCAGGACTAACTGTACAGCCACAGGGCCCAAAGCTTGATTTCTTCACAATCACAGCAGCAGCCGCATTGACTGGCACAGAAGTAAACACAATCTTGCAAACTGTTCAACAGCTTTCAACGATTATGATTTACGAATATACTGACGCAGCTGCCGATACAATTGCACTAGCATTGTACCCAACTGGAGCATATACAGCAGCTACTCTAAAAACAGCAGTAGATGCAGTCGCACCAGCAGCAGTAACAGTAGCAGCCACAGCAACTTTCACTAACTAATAATTAGTTAAAGTCTAGCGACATAGGGCCCGGGAACTTAAATTCCCGGGCTTTTTTATTGCTGTAAATACGGCATGTCTCATAGAATTGCTTGTTATACATTGTTTGATATCACTAAGACAGGGGTATTGAACCGCGCTAGACCTAGCAATGATGTTACTGATAATGACGAATGGTTTAAAAAACGCAACACACAGTGTAATTTTGATACTATATTGCAAATTATATCGTTAAGAGCGCAGCCCGATGTCGCGAGGGATCCCGTATGTAATTTTGTCGATTTAAACTCAATTGAGTATTTTGGATATGCATTTAAAGATAAAAATGTACCTATATGGTCATTTGATTTTGAGATACAATATGCAGGGGTATTTGAAGACGGCATATCAGAACTGGGCGCCCTTTTTAAAGATTGTCAGGGTGTGCCCATGATACGATGTGACACTCAATATATCAACGCTGGCTATAAGCTTGATATAACTTCTGTATCAAGGAACATTTATTTTACTAAATATTGATATGAATAAACAGAGTTTTATTAAGGATATTAAAGAACTATTCATCGTACAAGAAGATGATGGTAGTTATAACATTTTTGGCACCTATCATATTGATAAGAAAAATGAACTATACTTTGTATCAGTAATAAATGACCCTTTTACAAATCCAATTGATTTTTCCAGCCTCAAATACGCAGTAACATATTGCGTGTTCGATAAGAATAATAAAAATAAAGAAAATAAGAGACTTTATGAACTTGATAGATATATCGGGGCCTTAAATGTGCATATAGCACAACATGAAAAAATGGTTAAAAAATCAACATTTCCTGATAAATTGATATATGTAGCTAAACTTATGGAAGAAAAGACTAGGAAGCGCAAGTTCATACAAGAACTAGAGACTTATCTGTCCTTCTCCAAGTATCTACAAACAAGCAAGTATAAAGAATACCAGGAAGCAAAGTAAGTGTATTCTGATAAATACTTCTATTAACAATGGAATTCAGACCATGAAACTTAACGATTTTGATAAAAAACAAGTTGCTCAAAAAGCACTAAAAGAGAACTTTGATGTAGGCTTTGATGTAAGTAAGCTAAGCCGCGCACAGTCAAAGTATATGCTTGAAAAAGTATATGGACTTATGAAGGAAGCAAAGGCAAGTCCTGATTTCTATAAGAATCAGTCACAGCCTGCATTTATGAAACTTGTTTTCATGTCGCAGGCATTGACTGAACACTACAAATCTACTAAAGAAGCCAAGATCGTTATTGAGAATCAAGAAGTTGAAAAGTCACAAGTAATTCTCGCAGCGCAGGATATGATTAATAATTTGCAGAAAATGATCGAAGAAGTTAATGACATGCTTGTTAAGGAACTTCCTGCATTGACTGATAGCATTCAAAGCGAGATCGGCGTGAACGAAGCGGCTGCATTTAACCAAGCAGCCAGCCAATCACTAGCTACACTAAATCAAACTTTAAGCCAAAGCAAGCAATCATTGCAGGGAGCCATGGACAGTATGACAGGTCAGGGTGATATGTCAGCGTTAGGTGCTCCGTCAGGTGGTGAAGAAATGGCTGTCACAGATATCGCTGCTGCACCTGCAGCAGGTGGTGGCGAGGAAGTAATGGGAGCAGAGATGGGTGCAGAAGTCGCTCCTGAGATGCCAGAAGAACCAGAAGCAGGACCAGAGGGCGGAGTAGGCAGAGAAAAGAGGTAATTGATGCGCCTCTTTGAATTAGTAACCGATCCACAACTGATTAGATTGGTCGCAGCGACCGATCAACTGAAATCAGGTTTGGATAATAAAAAGATCACAAAAAATATAACCGTCCAGCAACTCAAGGATTATTTCAGAAAAGTTTCTAATGGACAGTTGATACTAAGCAACGATGATCTTTATGCTATGATACAAAAGAAGCCTCTCAACAGAGTCATAAGCAATATACAGGGTGACGAGGTAGTATTTAAAGGTCTGACACCAACACAGAAAACAGAGCCACCACCGCCCCCGGAACAAAGTCAAGAAATAGTCGATAAGATGGCACAAAATGCTATGAAATAATTTTAGGCTTGATGAATAAAGGCTTAAAGTTTAGGTTCATGTAACCATTTCTGTTGAGTTTTTGCAACAAAGTAATGTATAATTACATATATGATTACACTTACCGACACTGCCAAGAATAGATTTCTTGAGCAAATCAAACAAAGAGGTAGCGGTCTAGGTATTAGGCTGGGTATAACTAAGACTGGTTGTAATGGTTATTCCTATAAAATAGAATTTGCAGACGAATGGAAAAGCGAAGATATGCTATCTATCCATGACAATTTATATATATGGGTAACTAAAGAAGCATATCCTTTTTTAGATGGCATGACTGTTGATTATGTCAAGCAAGGATTAAATGAAAAGTTTGACTTTGTAAATCCTAATGAATCAGCAAGATGTGGTTGCGGTGAGAGTTTCACAGTTTGATATACTTGCCAAATAAGTTTCCTTATAAGGAACTAAAAAGAGAAACGATTAATGGGTCAAGAAAATACTTGACTCCTGATGGTCATGCTGTTCCTAGCGTCACTACCATACTTGATGCCACAAAACCAGAAGAAAAGAAAAAAGCATTACAGGAATGGCGTAAAAGAGTAGGTGAGGAGAAGGCTAAGCAGATCACAACTGAAGCAGCAGGTAGAGGTACCCGCATGCATAAATGGCTTGAGAATCATGTAAAGACCGGAGATATAGGTCAGCCCGGCACTAATCCTTATAGCATACAAAGTCATACTATGGCTAAGACTATAATTGAGAAGGGCTTGAGTAATTGTAAGGAGTTCTGGGGCACAGAAGTCAGTCTTTATTTTCCTGAAACTTATGCGGGCACTACCGACCTTGTAGGAGTACATGATAATAGTGATGCTATCATGGACCATAAGCAGACGAACAAGCCAAAAAAACGTGAATGGATAGATGATTATTTCTTACAATTAGCAGCATATGCATTAGCGCATAATGAAGTATGGGGCACAAAGATACGCAAAGGTGTTGTTTTCATGTGTTCAGCCGATAATCAATATCAAGAATTCATCATAGAAGGTGTTGAATTTGATAACTATACTGAGTTATGGTACGCTAGGTTAGAACAATACTATAAGCAGTTCATATGATTTAATAGCATAAATAGTTGTACTACTTGGTAACTGTACAACTATGTCTATTATACAAATTTCTAAGATTCAACAGCGTTCAGGAGATCTAGTCGATCTGCCTCAACTTGACGAGGCGGAATTTGGTTTTGCTAGTGATCAAAAACTCTTATTCATAGGTAAGACTCTAGGTGTAACTGAGAACGTAGAAGTTTTAACAGCTTACAGTGAAATATCATTCAGTCAGATAGATGGTGCTATAGGCAATCTAGACATTGAAGCGAATGTTGCCAATGGACAAGTATTAGTTTTTAACGGCAATTTCTGGGTTAATGCAGGTGGAAATGCGTCAGCCCCTGCAAATTCAAGTTACTGGACTTCACAATCAATACATCTAGGCAACATCGACAACCTATATATAGGTGGTGGTGCTATAGGATATGTATTGACCACAGACGGATCAGGAGCATTAAACTGGACTCCTAAGGGCACAGTAGTACAGAATATCAATACGATCAGTGCTAACTCAACAGCCAGAGTAACATTACAAAACGCATATCCTTTTGATCAAGGCGCTGAGATCACAATCAATATGATCAGCGATAGCAGCGGTACATATTCTACTAACTTGAACGGTGATAATTTCTTCTTAAGACCAGTAGCAGGTAACATACAATTATATGACCTATTCCAAGACAGCGCATTATTGATACCTGTCGATAGTAGCACATACGGAAGTTATCCTACTGACACTGGCATCGTTATATTCAATACTGTTTCTGCAAACGGTGGTGAGCCCGGCGGTTCAAATCTAAGCGTACAATTTAATTCAGGCGCTGATTTTGCAGGCGATGCTGTATTCTTATATGACTACACAAATAAAAATTTAACATTAGGTAATGCGACTACAGTAGCAAATATCTATGCTAATAGCGGAACGATTTCTGCAAATACTGTCAATGCAAACTTCTTCACTGGATTAATAGCAACAGCATCTAATTTGACTGTAACGGGTAATTCTAATCTAGGCTCCAATGCTAATGTTTTCATATCAGGGGGCAATGATACGCAAGTATTGACTACTGATGGATTAGGTAATTTATATTGGTCAAATGGTGGTAGTGGAACTTCTTCAGTAGTAGGATCATATGTTCACACTCAAGGCACATCAAGCGCTACTTGGACAGTAGTACACAATCTTAATACTGATTATGTTGATGTGCATCCTATATTTTCAAATAGTTATTCAATGGTAGGTGCATATGATTTTCCTACTGTAACTTATGTTAACGCAAATGCTGTAACATTAACTTTTAGTTCTGCTGTTACTGGTTATGTAGCTGTATCTGGAGATCAGGGAAATTCAGATGGATATTATACAGAAAGTATAAGCAGTGCTAGCACGACTTGGACAGTAAATCATAATCTAGGTTCGCAATTTGCAGGAGTGCCATTAATACAAACTGATGATACATCCTATTATGGTAGATATGATTATCCCACTGTAACCTATACTAATGACAATTCATTGACTATATCATTTGATACTGCCCAATCAGGCAATGTAGCAGTAGTGGGTAGCAGTAACATTTCTGGATATTATCTACATAATCAATCATCAGCAAGCACAACTTGGGTAATCACTCATAACTTGAATCAAAAATATTTAAATGTAACACCAATAGATTCATCAAATGTAAGTTATGTAGGACGTTATGATTTTCCTAGCATTTACTATAACAATTCTAACGCGCTAACATTATTGTTCAGCAGCGCAGTAACAGGTAATGCAGTTATAGTAGGCGGCGGCGGATCTGCCAATCCTGCAGGCGGCAGTAATACCGAAGTTCAATTTAATAATGGCGGTTCATTAGATGGTGATACTGTATTCACCTACAACACTACTACTAACATATTGAGTGTACCTGTTATTACATTAAGTGTAGTCACATTCTCAAACTTACCAGCGGCAACTATAGCAGGTCGCAAAGCATTTGTAAGTGATAGTAATCTTGTATCAAGTGGCAACTTCGGCGCAGTTATAAGCGGCGGTGGCTCAAATACTGTACCTGTATATAGTGATGGCACAAATTGGCGTATAGGTTAATATTTAGATAAATACATATAGGAAATAATTATGGCAGCAACAATTTATACACCTAGCGGATCAAGTCAAATTACAGGAGCAGCAAATACTGCCAAAGTGCGTATTTCTACAACTAGTAGTGCTATCGCTGTAAATGTAGGAAATAGTTCTGTATCAGCTAATCTAACTGGTTGCGAGATTATTCCAGCGAATACTGTAAATAATAGTTTTATAGTAGGTCAAGGTAATTACATAGCATATATTAGCGTGAGCGGTACAGGCGCATTCTCAATAACCGATCTAGGCGCAGCAGTTACATCATAACCGTAGCGTAAAAAAATCTACTTTTTTGATAAATATTATTGTTCAATACGTTGTTGTATTGACTTATGCGGTCCCCGCCGCGTATCGGCTAGAACCCGAAATTAAAGGAGAAAAACAATGGGTCGTCCACTAAAAATC